AGCCATCTTGTGTCTTCGGCAAACCTAACAGCGCTTTCTTCCGCTGATGATGGATTGCGTCTAGCCGCCCGGACTTCCTCTATATCCTCTAAGCTGCATAACCATATCACGATAGCCACGTCGCCGCTCATGCCCGGATATGTGTTATTTCTTCGGAATTGCTGTATTGCTGTTTTCGTTAGATACCCATAACGCAAACCCATTGCGTCAGCCGCCCACATTCTCTCAATCGTGTACGGCTGTAATGTCAACCCGTTTAGCGAATGCCCGTCACTATCCTTAAATGATTCGTCCTGCGGCGTTGGCGCTGCATCATCCTTCTCGTAGCCTGTTTGCTTTTTCATTGGTTATACCACCCGCTCATACTGTCGCTTTCGGAGCACGGCGGCTGACAATTAGGATCAGGCGTTCGTTGATGCTGGTCGTACCAACTTTGGTCGTAGTCGCCGCAACCAAACAGAAGCGATGCAGCCGCAATGATAACATATACTCTCATATTCCCAGCGCCTTTCTGGTTTCAGGGCTGGCGTTGACAGACACTATACGCATGCCCGGAGTTGTTACTGTGAGACATTCCCGAGTACGTCCGCCTTTATCCACAAACGTTCCCTGAGATCGTGTTACCCGCCCCGGATTAGGTATTACCATGCATGGCACTTGATGTTCCCATAGTTCCATAAAATCCAGTCGCCCATGCAGTAGGATACATGCCTGTCGCAAGGTCGATATATCCGGCTCAATACTCTTGTCGTTGGCTACCTCAGCGATAACCTCATGTAGAAACCCATCCCGTGTTTCTAGTTCCGCTACCTGTTTCCTGTATGCCTTAAGCAGCTTCCCCAATCGTGGCGTGAACGCGAAGCAGTACTCTATGTGCCCGCGTTTCTTGGTCTTGTGGGCGTGTTTTACCGCTTCCTCGTAAACCCAACCCTTGTAGAAAGGCTGCCCTGAACCATTGACGAACTTGTTAAGTACTGATTCTGGATACAGCACCTTGCATGGATGCTTGTCGTTATCCCAAGGAACACCCGCAAGATGCAGGCAGTAAGCGAGGATCGCGTTAGAAGTGTTGAAGGGCGTTTCGCCCGGCTTTATATGTTTCATGTATTTTCATGCGATTTTCAGGTTTATCGCTCCTGTTTGTTCTTTAGCTCAAAAACTGAACGTGTAATAACCAAGTATGGCGAATAAGATGATCTGAATGAACGCTGCGCCACGTACCACGTTTTCGTTTTCCCATTTCGGGAATGTTCCGATTGCCCACAAGATCAGTAATATCCAGAAAATGATTTTAGGCATGATTGATCCACCGCTGGTATGAATCTGCGCAACCAACTGTGTGATTATGCCAATCATACTTGGTATCGATGTCGATACTTACAATTCTAACTGCGGATCGCTAGACAGACGCATATCTAGTGTGCGCCATCCGGCGCGTTCCTGCGTCTCTGTAGCCTCATCGAACAGGATTGTCCCAGCGCCCGTTCCAAAGGTATCGGTGTCGTTCGCCAGCGAGCAAGCCGTGCCAATAGTGAAGTCTAATACCCCGCCGCCGCCTACCAGCACCTCACCGCGTAGTGTTATATCTCGCGAGAAATCATCTGCCAGCGCGCGTGCGCGAGGTTCGCCAACGTTACTCGGCAGCTTTTCGTTTACAGCCAAGTAATATCGCACCGCGAAATTAGCGATATTGATGCCCGTCTCGTCTGTCTCAACACCACGTTGCGCATCCGACCACGGCGGGCCGCCTGCTACGATGATAGCACCGCAGATGCGATGCCTTCTAATTCCTGCACTACCAAATCCGGTTGGGCCGCGAAACCATGAAAGTATTTTAGCTAACAAGTTTTTTCATTCTTTGTCGGATTTGGTTAAGGTTTTCTTCAGTTCGTTCTTTGGCGACCTTTTGATGTTCTACAGGCCATGTCTCGATTCGTTTCAGTTTCTCTGTCGCCTTTCTTTCCAAGTGCTTCAAGTTGGCTAACTGACGATCCTTGGGCGTTAGTTCCTTCCTTGTGGAAGTATCTGCGGGTTTAGATGGTGCTGCCATAAGCTTATGGTGTTGCTAAGGATGTCCAGTTTGGATTAGGCGATGTGCCTAGGTTAACATAAAGCGATCCTGTGTCCTGAGCTACGCATAGCGTGCCCGCGTTACTCGTGCGCCCATCGGCTGTAACACCCGGAGTGCTGGTACTCACCGTCAAGCTTGCGCCAGAACCAGTAAGCGAGCTAATTCGTATTAGTTCTGATACATCCAGCTTTGCTACCCTACTGCCGCTAAACGTAACAGTTATCGTCCCGATACCAGCCGTCATCACACCTACCGCTGTAGTTACTCCGCTCGTACCTATACTGGACAACCCTTCCAGCGCTGAATCGATAGCGTCACGCAACGTGTTATTCGTGCTACTCCACGAAATAGGCCCTGTCTGTCGATTGTTGAACGACAGGATAAACGTGCCGCCCGTGATCGTTCCGGCAAAAGTGAGCGTTTGAATTTCGTTAGTGCCGTTGACTGGCGCTGTGGGCGTGTTAAATACCTTGCCTTGTGATGGGTTAGGGTTTGCCCCCATTGCGAGCAATGGCAACAGGCACGACAACAGAAGCGCTCGCTTAATCATTGTGCGCATGGTATGACTGTTTGTTTTTGTTGTCTAGTTAAATTTCTGTTGCTAATCCGGCGCACGAGTTGTTCTAAGGTTTTTAGGTACTGCTCGCAGTAGTAATAATCACTTCCCGGCGCGGAGTCCGCTATCTCATCTTGCGCTGACTTATCAAAGTGAAACAACCGTGATACCCTATCTAGCTTAAGTAGGTATTGCCCATTAGCTACCAGCCATACGGCCAAGTGTAGATTCTCCGTCTTAACAGAATCGACTGGTAGCTCCATATCCTCATTGTGGCTACCGTGTATGACTTGCTTAACAATCCACTCGCGAGCACGCGCTATCCTAAACATTAAAGGCAATGGATCGGCGCGATCTTCCGGGCCGCTGCTAACCGTTGCCCCCGGCGCAGATAACTTCCGCCATGTCGCCGCGTGCTGTTCTATTTCTGCGTAATCCGCGAAATCAAATATGACGTTAGTTGTCTCATAGTTGGTTGTGGATAGAATCTCATAGCCGAGAACTTCAAGCGCCGCTGCAAGCTGTGTGTTAGTTATTTTCACTGCATTGGCACTGCGTACATCGCAAACTCAAATATCCATGTCCTAAGCCCGCCAACTATCCGGCGATCCTCGGTTACATCGTCAGCCTTACCGATGAATGTTACTGTGTTACCAGATGCTACATTCAAATCGGTTGTATCCAACGATTGCATGAGTGACTTAAATTCGTTAACCACAATCGATAGCTTTTGTTTCTTCGGCCTGCCCTCAAAGGTAAAAGTCGCCTTCACCTTGTAGTAAGCCGTCTCATCATCTGGACGTGCGTTCAGCCCAAGTCGCCCACGCGGCAGTTTTACCTCTTTGTCAGAATCCCAACGCTCCCAATTATACAGCGCCAGTATGGCGTTATCCTGTATTACGGATAGAAAGGCTGTTTCAACATTAGTCAGGAAATCCGGCGCTGGCATTATTCAACCCCCTTGTGAGGCGATTGCAGATTGATCTGGAATCCCGGCGACAACGGATCGAAGTAATCCGGCACGTCGCGTATCTGAAACTTAACCCACTTGTCGCCTACGAGAACATCCATGTCATCCATGCTCTTAGGCGGCCTGCTGCCAAAGTCTGACTTTGACCCAATAACAGTAATAGCCATGTTATCTCGTGTTGCTGAATCGATTGTTTGCAAGATGTCCTGTGTGCAATTCAGCTTAACAAACATTTCGCGAGACTTGTGACGAACCTTAACAGGAAATTGCTGTATGCAATCCCGAAGGTTTCGTTGCAGTACGTCCGTGTCAATCATGTTACCGGATGAATTAACACTGGCTTGCCTGTTTTGACAAATTCGCGTAACTCGCGCTGGGTAACATCGATTACCACCAGACTAAGTATCACACCCGGTATCTGCACTCTATATTGAAACGCATCCTTGGCTAGGTTATACAGAAATTCCTTCCCGTTTAACCCATCCCTGCTACAAGGATTGGCCTTAAAGCGACCGCCAGCCTTGTTAACCATGATGATTTCTCCCGGTGGTGTCATTTCCAGAACAGCACCGCTATTGCTGCAAATAGTATTATGACTGGCGCTACCAGTAATAGCAGCACTGGCGGAAAGAATATCGCACCTAGAACTATCGTTGAAACAAGGTCAAATTCTCCACCAACGCTTAGTTCTTGATACGCCCATATACCGGACGCAATCGCTAACCCAAACAAAACTAGCGAGATTATCACCCTTTCCATTCTAAGATTCCATGTAAGTTCCCTTAATCGGATAGATAGCGCTCCCTGCGTGCTCTACAAGGCAGCGCTGATCCACTAAAACGTTGCCGCCCATATCCCGGTATCGCCTACAGAAATTAAAGTCATCGCTCTCGCCACCCGGTGTCTGTTGCCAGAAGTTATACATGAGATCGTCCACATCACAGTTGTAATGCCGCTTAATCTCTGGATGTAGGGTTAATGTCCCAAATACCTTGCGCTGTATCTTCATTATACCCCTAGGCGCTTTCTCCACTTCTACTACGTCCGGGCTACCCTTAGCGAAGGGATCAGGGTTAGTTTGTAGCGGTACGATCGGGAATACTAATCCCAAGCATTTCTTTGGATGTATGCCCGTTATCAGTGGCACGTCATGCGAGAGTAACATGCTTATATGGCTTGGTTCATATTTAAGGTCTGTGTCCAAGATAAGCATTTCATCGTAATCTGATTTTAAGAACCAATACGTTGCTATGTTACAGGCTGTGTCCGGGTACGGAAACGATAGGTCTGGAAATATGAATCTCCGGCCCTTCAGCACCCCTGCAACTAACATCTGGATAACCGAGATAAGGTATTCCTTCCTAACTAACTTCATCCCATTATCCATGATAGGGATAAACAGGCTGGGAAGCTTTGGTATCGATGTCGATACGGGCTTTAGTTCACTGCCTTTAGGAAACATGATATAGCTATAAAAAACACGCGCGCCACTTGGTTAAAATGACGCGCGGTAATGCACCTCTCGGTTGTGTTTCTTAACTAAACTTTCTCAAATTGTTCCTTAAACTCTTTTTCCGTGCCGTGCCAGCTAAATTCCGTGCTCTTGGCGTGGTGTGTTCGCCCAAAGTGCGGTAATGCGCCCGCCTCATCTACGATCTTCAGACCATAGGTAGGCGCATCATCCGGCTCTCCGATCTTATGGTAGCTACCTTTGTAGCCTTCCATGTCTGGCTTTTGCGGCCCTACCTGTACCGCCTTCCTAGGATCGGCAGGATCAGGCATGAATGCTGGCGGGCGCGTGGATTCAAACTTTGGCGCTGGCGATTTAGCTTTCTTAGGCATTTGATTTTTCCTTTTTTCTGGCTTGGATTTTTACGAATACTGCGTGGCGATCAAATCTCCGGCGCGCGTGTTGCCGATGTAAGGCGTGCTGCTCATCTTAAGCCGCAACACCTGACTGTCGATTTTGCGTTCGTAATATGATTCGACATAGTTACCGCCATCGAAACTCATGGTTTCGCCTTCGTCTGTAGGCATGCCGTTCGCAGACCAATTTTCCCAAAACGCGTTCACACCGATACCGCCAAGAATTGGTACGCCTAGCCCACCGGATACGTCTTTTTCCGGGTTTGGCTCTTGCGGCAAACCTACACCCTTTGCCAGACCCGGCCTGCCAACCCAAATATAGGTATTACTCCAAATCGCTGTTAGCGATGGCGTGGCTTGATCGGCTGCCGCGTTGTAATACACATCGCCGACTAGAATGTTCTTGATACCAAATTCCTGAACAGACTGTTCAATCATGTTATGTGTAGCTTCCTGCCCGGCGCGCAGCGTGCCTACCACAAACCCCTGAACTGTCGTTGCGCGTCGCACGCGTTCAAATACTATGCCGCTCATTACGGCAGTGTACGGTGGTGGTTCGCCTTTCGCCTTCACCCGGCGCGAGGACGCTACCAAGTCAGCAATCAGGCTGATTGTAGCGATGTTAGCCTCAGTGTAGGCAACCGTGCTGTTTGTAGCCGACCCGAAGTTGCTGGTACTGAATATCTGCGCAGCGATCAGATATTCTTTGGTAAGACCCGAAAATTCTTGACCGAACCGGGCCGCGTAAAATGCTTCGAGATCAGCGTAGCCTGCATAATCTAACTGGACTTCGTTGGGCACTACGATCTCAACGCCACGCAGCGTCACAGTGAATGTGTCATCACCGAGTTTCGCTACCACTCGTTCAAAGTTAGTGCCCGGAGCGCGCACGTACTTTGGTGCGGCGATATGACGCAGCGCCTGAGTATCCTGCAAGGTTGCCTTAATCAAGTGCGCTGTGCGCCGATTGATAGGGAAGTCAGGAAGCAATTGGTCGCCGATTAGACCGCCAATCGCACCCTCGCCTTCCACTATAGCCAAAGCAAGTTCCTGCCTTGGTAACACTGTTGAAACATCAAAAACTGGCATAGTTAGTTACTCCGTTTGTTTGGCTATAGTTATACCGCAAGTTCGATTTCGCCGAGCACGTCAGCGCCCGATGTAGCTAGCGCCCACTTGCCTACCAACACGGCGCTACTTCCTGATGTCTTTGAAAACTTACCGCTGGCTGCGGTATAGGCAGGATCGCCTACCGCTGCTGCCTCAGACGATATGGCGGGTACCTTTCCGCCGCCGTGCATACTGGTAGCATTCCCTACCTTGGCTGCCTCGATAGCAGTCAGTGTGATGTAATCTCCTGCGTCAGTAATCCCGGATGCGTCGCAACTCCCTGACGAGTTAAGAGACACGCGGATTCCACGACCCAGCGCGGCGTTAGCTAAAATTGTTCGCGGCTGGATTCCAATGTATGTTGCCATTTCTGCCATAACTTGTGTTACTCCGTATTCTTAAGGATGTAGTTGGGTTACTTTCGCTCTAATCGTTGAGGCACGGTCTTGCCGGGATTAGGATGATTCAGCTTCATCCACTCATTGTATTCCTCTGGCGCATCCTGTCTCGCGCGCTGGATTGCCAAGCTTTCACGCTTGCAACCATCATCCATATACTTCTGCACGCGTGCCTGAAATTTGTTGACCGTGCCGCCGCCAGAACCATCGCCTTCGGATGCTTTCGCGGGCTTGCCGCCAGTCTGTCGGAAGAACTGCATGTTAGACTTGGCGATCAGTCCGCTAAACTCGGAAGCTGTTAGATCGCCGACTTTTTTGCTGCCAGCGCGAAATGCCGCGACCTTCTCTTGCTTGGTCTTGTCGTCATCCTCTGCGGTTACACCCGCTGAAGCCATTTCCTCTTTGTCTTTTTCCTCTTGCGTTTTTTCTGGCGGCTTGGGCATTGCTTCCTCGAATGCCTGTTTAAGTACGGGCTTCAACGCTGTTGCGATTCCGGCTGACAATGCTTGGATGGTTTTTTCGTCCATGTTAAGTTCCTCTGTTTCGGTTGGATGTAAGTTATTCTCGTGTGTTGTCAAATTTTCTGAAAACAGCCCGGTAGGGTTTGCTGCTGGCAAGTCAACCAGCATGGCCGCGTAGATTTCTGTGCAACGGGCGAATTTGTTACCCTCGATTTCTTCATCGTCGCCCGTAAACTCCACGCTAAGCCCGATGTTACCCGGAGTTGTTTCGGCTATCTCGTAAAGGTATTCCTTTGGCTCACTTGGAAACGCCCTGTAAACGTGTAGATCGCCAACCGTTTTATCGCCCTTAATTCGGATTGTTTCAGGCGGTATCCATCCAAGCAGCATGCCAGCGCCGTGCTGGAACGTGTTGGGATTCCACCTGATTCTTAGACCGTCAGTGTAGGTCTTGGCGCAGTCTCTTACTGTCTCTAGCGTTTTCTGATCGCACGTTTTCCCGTGCCCGCGTGCCTCGCCTAACGATATTAGTGAGACATCCCGAATGATTCCCGCGTCTCTGTCAACCTTTGTGCCGGATAGGTTAAGGCGGGAAATAAACTTAATCACGTTTCCGCTTTTACGGCAGGGCGTTTCTGTTGTCCAGATTTATTTTTAGGATTCTTTTTAGTATCGACATCGATACCTTTGTTAAGTTGGGCACAGCCGCGAAGTGTTCCATCTAGCAAGGCGTCCTCATCGCCTTCGGCTAGCAGCCGCCATGTTTCACGTAGTTCGCTCACCTGTTACCCTCGTCTATTACCTTACCACGGAAGTCTTTATTGTCAATCTCGCGCCATGACTTGATGTTACTATCCTTTTTAAGTTCTTCATACACGTAATCGGGCTTACTATCTACGTCATTCTGCACATAGCTAGGATCGGTAAAGCGACCAGTATCCAAGAAACGTTGCCATGTTAAGGGCGCTGTCTGTGACATCGGCGCTTTAACATGGATGATATGCACATCATAACCCGCTTTGGTTAAGGTTTCCGCTCGTGTCTTTAACTTGGTTAGGTTTCCACCTACCTCGTCATACACAAGGTTATGCCGCTCCGCTATGGCTCGTGCTGTTAAGTCAGTCATTAACTCTTTAGTTTCTGACTGCATAAGCGGTCTGTTCCAACCCTTAAACTCTGGCAACTGCGCCGCCATATCATCTGCGCTCAGCGTTGTTGAGTTACCATATCCAGAGATATACTTTCCAGCGCCCATCGTTTTGCCTGCGGCTGGCTTGCCCATAAGAAATACGGCTTGTGGTCGTTCGCCTTCCTGCACTGGACTTCCCTTTAGCATGTTATTGACAATCTTTTCATGTATCGCCTTGCGCTCAGGCGTGTATTTCCCGTCAACCATGTTACGCTCCGCTGTCCAATGCTCGCGAGCTACGGGATCGGTGTTGTAAGAGTTTAGCCGCGCCGACACAGTTTTGTATTCCGGCAGTGTTGCTAATTCTTTTGTATAACGATCTACGTCCGCGTCGTCAACTGGCGGCTTGGGCTGCGGATGGTCTAAATCCAGTACGCGCGCCTCGATGTTTTTGTCTTTACCCTCTTTAAGCAACGCAGCTACCCTGTGATGACCATTCAAGATATAGGTGTGCCCATCGAATTTAACAGCTTGAATCGGTTTTGTTCCGCCCGTCTCTGGCTTATCAATGATCTCTTGGACACGATCTTTGTTCACTGCTGGCTGTGTTACTACCACGTTATCTAGTGATAGCTTTGTAGTAGGAAGGGTATCAAATACCTCATCACGCGATTTAACAAAGTCGCCTACGTCAATCTCATCCGGCTTCAGCGTACCTTGTAGCGCATTCACGCGACGAAAGAACGGCGTCTGCGAGTAAGATGTGTATTTAACATCCGGTAGGTATTGGTCTAGCCTGACTGTCTTACTCGGATCGGCTAACGAACGATCTGGCTTGTAGTCTGAAATCTTTTTGTCCAGACCTGTTAACTTCGGTATGCTCTTGTCTGGCGGCTCGTAATCAATGTCGTGCGGGCCTTTCGGGCCTTTATATGGCCCAACACGTTTTTGGACATTCTTTGGTGGCACATAATCAATGTCGTATGGGCCTTCCTTTTTATCCGCAGCTTTCTTTGTAGCTGTGCCGCCGCCGCCTTCCCCCGGATGTACGTATCCCGGTTCTTGGCTACCCTTTCCTTCATCCTCGAATTTGCCAGACTTGTCGCGGGCTTGGCTGGGATCATAAAAGTTCTGGATAACAAGCGGGCCATGTCCGTTGCGTTCGTACCTTTCTTCATCCTCTAAATCTACACCGTCATCAGTAGCGCCCGGCTTATCCCTGTTAGTCGCCGCGTCAACTTTCTCGCCCGCCGCTTCAGCCGATTTCATTGCACCGCCGCCTGCCCCTTTTGGCCCGGTCTTAACCATCATGGCGTAAACTTCCTGCCATTCCAGCTTAAGTGTTTTGGCGACTTTCATTGCAGCCTCGATCATGGTTTGCACCTCGTGACTGCGTTGCGTGATAATATCTTCGATGTCGCCGCGTCCGCCGTCAGCTACCACCATTGCGCCCGTGTTAAGCACCGCGTTAACTTCGTTGATGTCCGCCTCTGATTCGCGGCCTACGTCGATGGTAGGTTTAGCCGGGAAAAACCAACTCCATTGCAACCAGTTGGGATGATATGGCAGATCGCCGCGCGCTATTGCTTCACCGAGTATCAGCATTACCACCTGATCCAGCTTTTGTTCCCGTAACATTTCCTGCCAAATCTGGATTGAACGCGCGTCCTGCGCCGAGCACTGCCGGACTGCCGGGCCTGTTAGCCCCGTCATGTCGTAAGTGAATCCGTATGTCAGTCCCGCGCCAATGGCAATATCCCTGACTGTATTTTCATACATCCCGATAATGTTAGGGCTGGGCCTGCTGTGCTGAAACATGGTAACATCTTCGCCTTCGGATAGCGCTGTAACTGTGTTGGGCCGCACTTCGTAGGTGTCGATGAAATTCCCATCTTTGTCTTGTAGCCTGTTACGATCAAACGGAAGGCTATCCGGTAACAATCCTGATTTTGTGTGAAACACGCCAGCGTATGACGCTGCCCATAGTAACGCCTGCAACTCGTATTGCCGCATCCGGTCAATGTAAGTGGCGTTATCAATGGCATGCTTGAACAAGCTTACCCCGCGATAATCGTCGTAGCTAATCGGTATTGGATTAGTGAAAAACAGGAACTTGGGCAACCCTCGCTCATCGCGCATGTTATAGGTGTCATCAAAGCGATATGTTCCGCTGCGCTTGTCCTGATAGAATACTTGCACGGCTTTGATTGCTGCCGTCTTAGAATCAAGCACTAGCCCGCGAACATACGTCTGGCTAGTCTGGTATCTGTAAGGATCGCCGATACGGTTAGCTTCGATGCCTTGCAGGTAAATCTCTGCCTCGCTCTCGTCACCTTCACGGATGATGTTAGTACCAACGTCGCCCTTAAGCGCGATGCACTTAACGTCAAGCATGCACATCTGACGCAATGTGAAGCGCCGCGTTACATCGATGTTACCGGGCTTGGTGGTCTTATCTTTGATGTATTGCTGATACTGACTATTGACGTTCTTATCGCCAGTCCGTGCCTGCCATGAGAGCGTACCGCAAACGTAAGTAGGAAACTTTATCAGGATGCCAGAGCACAACCCGGAGTTATCTACCATGTCGATTGCGTTCCACATCACTTGTAATTTCTCGCGCTGGATACGCAACCATTCTCCCGCTGTGTGCGCTGTTGAGTTAGGCCGAGAACTGGTAGGCTGCGCCGCGAGATACCTAAACCAATTCATCTTTTCACGGGCAACCATTCGGTTAAGCGCCGTTCGCGTCGAAACAAGACCCAGCGCCTTGTCGATCCTACTCTCCCATTTCGTAGGCGTGTAGGGCTGGTATTCCTTGCTCATGCTGAGCGCCCGCTGAACTGTCGATCAGTGCGAATGCGTGCCTGCGCCGTCTGTGGCGTGCCGTTAGCGTAGCTAATCGCGACTTGTAGCAAACTTAGCGCCGCTCTTATATCCGGCAAGTCCGCACGCGAGATAGACCATCCGGGAAAAGCGTTGCTCTTACCCGTCTTAAGCACGTCATCCTCTGCCTGTAAGTAAAGCGCCCGTTTAGCTGCTAGCTCAGTAGTCGATAAGCCAAGGTAGGGATTGTCAGATAACGCCATGACTGGACAACCTTATCGCATTATGCGCGTCAGTTGTCCAGCTTGGACTTTTTACTTTACCCGCTCGCAGTGTTCGCAATCGTTAGGATGCTTCTCATCCCATGACGCGTAGCCATCAATTTCGCTGACAGTAACATCGTCTGGTAAGCACTGAGCGTAACACCTGTTCCGTTCTTTAATTGATCCACCGCATAACCCCCTCGCCTTGATTAAGGCGTCTCGCCGAGTTAATGCCACTGCCCATACATACGGGCCGCGAGCTAGATAGACGTGCCCTCGTGGAGCGCGTCTGTCATCATTCCTGTCCTGCCATTCCTTCGGTATTCTATTCATGCTACCACCTTCCATTGTTCAACTTCCCTGCGAAGCGCCTCTTGTTTCTCCCGATGGGATTTAAGGAAGCGTTGCAGGCTTTCTTGTTTCTTGGCTTTCGCCCGCCGCATGGCGGCCTTGGCCGATTTGGTTTTCCACCACTTTGAAAGCAGTGGCGTTTCTTTTTCTCTGTCTCTCATGCTATAATATAGCAAATGAGATTTCCGCAGTTTCGCTAAACTGCCTGATTTTGAGATTAGCCTAACGAATCTACCTAGCTAAATCTTTTTTGAAAAAATCAGTTGACGCGTTTTTCCACTTTTCTGCTGCGCGTCGATCCGAAGTTGAATTAACGGTAATCCATGACTTAAAACAGTTGCGCTCAAATATCTGTAAATGATACAGGATATTCGTATTGAAATACGATCTGCCTACAACTCTGCGTTTTTCCTTCACAGCGTATCGACATCGATACTTTCGGCCTGCCATTCTGATAGATCGACAAGACGTTGCAGACACATGGCTACCAATATCATACATTCGCAATCCCATGCGTGGTTAGGTCGCTTTGATCCAGTCGCCTTAACCTTCCCGTCCTTGGTTGTTACGCTCATATTAGTCCACCATTCTTGTTTTCTGTTACGCGACGTGATAATCGTTTGCCTAGTCTCTGCGTTGATCTGCTTGATATACTCCGCGCCTACGTCATCCGGGATACCCCAATAGAGGGCGTTACCTTGCTTGAATGCGCTGAGTAGGTTCTTGATGTGCAAGTTGATCCAATCGTATCTGCGGGCCAACCTCATCACGGCGCGACCCCTTGTGACGCGCCTATTGATCTGCTGTCGCTCAGTTCCAGTAAACGGATCAGCCCACTTTTCTTCCGAATACGGTAACTCAATAACAACACGCTTAATCATTCGTGTGCGTTGATCTACTATCTCGTTGATATGCTTGAATAACTCGCGATCAACTCCCTTCATGCATGTCCAGCCTCGCATGGCTGCCGCCGCATATACTTCATTCGCTTCAAACCCGCTGTCGATTAACACGCATTGTTCAGCAACTCCAAATTCCTTGGCCTTAGCTTCAATCTCGTCGTAGCTATTAAGACAATCCGCTTCTGTTACTCCACGATCTATCAGCCTGCTTTCGCCGTTAGGCCTGCATGCCCTAAGAACATACGGGTAGCCCCATTGCTGCTTATCGTTTCCCATGAAACGGATTGATTCGCTTTCCCATTGGCCTGCGATATAGATGTTCGGCGATCCTAAGCTATAATCAGCGCGAGCTACTTTCTGATTTCCTGTGACGTGCTTGGATTCGTCCCATGCTTCAGTCTGTCGCCGCGTCCAGAATTGCCGCAGTGGTTCTATGTTACCGTAATTCCTGAATTGCTGGACTGCCTGCAAAAACTCTACAACCCACTGTGCCCATGTTATACCCGGCCAATTGACACTGAGCACGTTAAATCTGTAGCTCTTATGCCAGTCCGGCGCGTCCGGGTTAGTGTGAACGTAAAGCGCCCCTTCGTTTAACTGCCTTCGACTTCTCGCGTTGTCCGGGTAATCCTCGTTA